TGACAACCAAGCAGAATGGGCAGATGGTTTTGTTGGGAAGTAAGATAAATAGTCAATAAACCTGTCTTCATGCCTGAATTTCAAACATTCAAGGATTTCAATCTCAACTTTAAACCTCATCCTATAACTGAGGATTTACAAGTTGTAAAAGATAGTGCAGATATTAAACAGTCAATTAAGAGTCTTCTATTAACAAGAAGAGGCGAAAGACTGTTTAATTCAGGATTAGGGACAGGTTTAAGCGATTTATTATTTGAACCACTAGATTTTGGTACAGCATCACTNATTCGTGATGAAATTACNGATACTATNTCAACATATGAGGGTAGAATTGATATTATTCAATTANATGTTGATATCAANTTNGACGATAATGGTTATGACATTGGTCTAGAGTATGTAATTCGTGGTAGAAGTGATTTACAAACAAACATCGAATTTTTCTTAGAGAGTGCTAGGTAACCATGGCATCATACGTACAGGTATCGAATTTAGACTTCCAAGAAATCAAGACTGCTCTTAAAGAATATCTAAGAGCTCAGTCTGATTTCTCGTCGTATGATTTTGAAGGATCAGCGATGAGTGTTCTATTGGACACACTTGCTTACAATACTTATTATACAGCATTCAACACCAACATGGTGGTGAATGAGTTGTTCCTAGACTCAGCAACGCTCAGGGATAACGTAATTGCTCTTGCCAAGCAGTTAGGGTATAGACCAAAGTCAAAGGTTGCTCCAGAAGCACAGGTAACCTTTACAGCAACATATCCACAGACAGCACCAGAAGTTGCTGTATTACAACAGGGCACAGGATTCACAACGGTATTTAATGATACTCTTTATTCATATGTAACAATTGAAGACCAGACAGCAACAGTTTCGGGTGGTGTTGCTAATTTTGATAACGTTCCGATCTACGAAGGAACGTTAATTACTAGTACGTTTGTAGTTAATACATCATTACCTTCCCAGAGGTTCATTATACAGAACCCAGGCGTTGATACGAGCACTGTGAGGGTCAAAGTGTATGAGAGTGTCCAATCAACGTTCTACAACACTTATGACTATGCTGAGAACATTCTTGATGTCAATTCACAATCCAAAGCGTTTTTTCTAGATGAAGTAGAAGATGAGCGTTATGAATTGTTTTTTGGTGACGGTGTTTTAGGTAAGAAACTTGAGAATGGCAACAAAATTGAAGTTTCGTACTTAGTTACTAATGGTCCAACAACAAATGGAGCAAAAAGTTTTACATTTAATGGTGTTGTAACTGATAAGTTCAGTAATATTGGTTTTGTATATAATATTGCTGTTGATTCATCATTGACTGTTACAGCAAATGGCGGCGCTGATATTGAAACGATTTCAAAAATTAAATTTAATGCTCCAAAATATTTTAGCACTCAAGATCGTGCTGTAACATCTAATGACTATGCTTCTATTGTAAGACAGATATATCCTGCTATTTCTGACATCATTACCTTTGGTGGTGAAGAGGATGATCCTCCAGAATATGGAAAAGTAAAAATTGTTATCAAACCAGAGTCAGCTAGTTTCTTGTCTTCAACTACAAAAAAGAATATTGTAGACAAACTGAATAAATACATGATTGCTTCAGTAGTACCAGAAATTATTGATCCATCAATTCTTTATATTGAAGCGACATCAAATATTTTTTACAATACATCTATTACAACACAAAATCCAGAAGAAATTAGGAATAGAGTGATATCGGGAGTCAATACGTATTTGGCACAATCCACTGTAGAAAAGTTTAAAGGTAAATTCCGATATTCTAAATTTGTATCGACTATTGATAATAGTGATCGTTCTATTTCTTCTAACGCTACATCTATTATTATGAGGAAAGATGTTTTCCCTCAAATTAATAGTTCTTCATTCTACGAAGTTTGTTTTCAGAATGAATTTGATAAAGAGTGTGATGGTCCTGTATTAATGTCAACTGGGTTCAAAGTTACTGAATTTCCTTCATACACTGTGTATTTTGAAGATAGAGATGGTGTAATTGCCCTATATAGATTAGACAGTTTGACTGGTGAAAAAATTACATTAAATGATTCTATTGGTGATGTAAATTATAAAAAAGGTGAGGTTATGTTATTTGACCTAACTATCATTAAGGGTAGTTTTAGCGATAATAGAATTGAAATTCGTGTTAAACCAAAGTCAAATGATATCAACGCTTCACGTGAATTGTACTTGGACGTTGATGTATCAAAGAGTAAGTTCACGGTATTCCCAGAGTAATATAGATGGCTCCTAAGAAGAGAAGGTTATCGTCCCTGATTGAGTCTCAACTCCCAGGGTTTATCCAATACGAGTACGAAAATTTCTCTAAGTTCGTAGAAAAATACTACGAGCAGCAGGAATCTAGTGGAAATCCGTTAGATATTGTCTCCAACTTAAGTAAGTATAGAGATATTAATTTTTATGAAAAGAATTTACTAAACCAACAGTCTAGTGTTGTATCCAGTATTACTGCTGATGAGACAACTTTAGAGTTGGTAGATGGATCTTCTTTTCCCGAAGAGAATGGATATATCCAAATTGGAGAAGAAATTTTATTTTATCAGAACAGATCTGGAAATGTATTAGAAGAAGTTTCCCGAGGTGTTAGTGGAAACACTACCTTAGGTGACTTATATAACAAAAGTTCATTTGTTACAACAGCAGCTGCTCCACATTATACTGGAGATGTTGTAAGAAATATTAGTAATCTATTTTTATACGCTCTAGTAAAAGAGTTTGAAAAGACCTATCTATCAGAATTTCCAGAAGCATTTTTAAAAGAAGATATTGATAAGAGATCTCTTATCAAGAATATCACATCGTTTTATAGAGCAAAAGGCACCAATAAATCAATTAAGTTTTTATTTAATGCCATTGTTACATCCGATCCAGATAATGTACCCGAGGTTATTAATCCGAAAGATTTTACACTAAAAGCATCTGTATCTGATTGGACAAAAAATTATTCACTGAAGGTAAAATTAAATAGCGGTGATATTAATGATCTAATAGGACAAAGAATTACTCAAGATCTTGACAGTTATGATAGAGAAATTGAGTTTGCTTCTGCTGTTGTAGATAATGTAATTTCTATTGGTAGTGTTGGGCAAGAAGATTTATATGAAGTAATTTTAGAACCGACTACAGTAAATGGAACTTTCCAGATTTCTGGAAGATCAGAAACTACATTATTACTACCTTCTTCTTCTTCTACGAATGATAGAATTACTGTAAAGTCTACTATGGGGTTCCCACAGACTGGAAAACTCTTAGTTGGTGATGAAATAATTACATACAAAGATAAAACTGTTAATCAGTTTATTATTGATACTAGAATTGGTCCAATCAGAAACCATAATGTAGGAACATCGGTTTTTCGTTATTCGACTATTGCCAATGGCAATGTAAGAATTACTACACTTGGTATTCTTTATAATTTACTACCATTAGATCCTGCTCCTTATTCAACAACTAATGAACCAGTTCAAATTAGTGGTGCTGGATTTGCTAGTTTTAGTACTATTGTATATGATAGAAATCTCAATAGAAATAGATGGTTAATTAATACAAATCCAAGTACAAATGTTAATAGAATCAAAGGAAGTCTTCAACCTTTTGTTTCTGATGTTGGAGCAGTATTTGAAGATGATCAGTATTTTTATATTTGTTCTTCTTCATATCCATCACAAAATATTTTAGTAGATACAGAGTATTCTGTTAATTTATTAGATCAAAAAACACTAAAACTTATCAGAAAAGTACCAACTACAACAACAGAGATTTACGAAACCTCGAACAGAGATGTTGGTATCTTCATTGATGGTGTACCAGCTTTAGGATACAAATCAGAAGAGTCTATTAAATTTGGTGCTATTGAATCGATTACTGTAGAATCTAAAGGATTCTCATATGAAAATCCCCCATATGTTCTAGTCAACGAGCAACCTAATAAAGCAAGAGCGTTCTTGAATGGTTCGACAATTGGGGATATTGAAATTCTAACTACCGAAAATTTTGATGAAGATCCTTCAATTAGGATTACATCTGGTGAAAATGCTATTTTAAGTCCAGTTGTTACTGCTGGTGCTATTACTAGCATCGATATTGTTAATGCTGGTCGTTACTATTCATCTCCTCCTAATATTCTTATTGTTGATACTTTAGGAAAAGGCAATTTTGCTGAGTTTACTTCTGTTATTGATAGTAATGGTAGCATCACAGAAGTACGTAAAATTAGTAAGGGTAGATTTTACACTAGAGGATTCACTACGGTAGTTGTCGAACCTGTAGGAAAATTTGCTACCGCATCAGCTAAAATTAAGCGTTGGGTATTTAATAGATATGAACAACTAAAAAATAATGTTGATTCTAATAATGGCACCGTTTTCCCAAATTACAATCCAATTAGAGATTATGGATACGCTTATATTGCTAACCCTGTATCGGTAAGAAGTAGAGCATATGCTTCACAATCTTTATTTAACGCTAATAGAATTGCTGGAACAACTCACTCTCCTATTATTGGATATGCTTATGATGGCAATCCAATTTATGGTCCATTTGGGTATTCGGATCCAGTAGATTCCACTTCTAGTATATCTAGAATCTCTTCTGGATATGTTCTTCAAGGGTCTAGACAAAATGGTCCAGATACAGGAAGATATCCTTTGGGATCATTTATTGATGATTATAAGTGGGTTCCTAGTGTAAATTCAGGCAAAACCGAATTGGATTCAAATAATGGTAGATTTTGTGTAACTCCAGATTATCCCAAAGGAACTTATGCTTACTACATTAGCGTAGACTCTAGCGATAATCCAGTATTCCCGTATATCCTAGGTCAAAATTTTTATTCATTACCCGTAGATTCTAATTATAATTCTAATATTTCTCAAGATGATATTCCGACAGGATTAAAATCTCTTAGATCAGAACTATCAGAACAAAATGGATTTCAGTTTGCTGGTTTAATTCAAGATGTTAAATTAGGTAATGTATCCTCTGGTTATGTGGAGTCTTCCCAAAATAATTTTTCTCCAGATAACAATGTTTATATGGATAATTCAAAAATTGATGGGAAAGGTGCTGTAGTACAAGTAGAACAAGTTACCGGTAAAAACATCACATCTATTGAATCTGTACAAACAAAATCTACACAAATCAAAATACAAGATAATGCTTATCTTTTTGAAGGTGATTTGATATCTCAAACAGATACTGATGGCACAATAATTGCTTCGGGATCTTTAATTGGTGATGTTTTCAATGACAATGAACTAATTCTTAGAAATGTTAATGGATCGTTTAACACGTCTAGTACCATAGATTCAGAAACTTTAGTAGTAACTCTAATATTAGATTCTGATGCTAATTTTACTACTGGTGCTACATTAAGATTAACCAATGATGATAATGAAGACCAAGCGACGGGAACAATTCTAGAAACCACAAATCGCCAAAATTCGGTAAAAGTTAGAGTAACAAATAGCGAAAATAATTTTGTCGTAACTAGTGATTACTATTTAAGAAGTTCAAACCTTAGTGATAGCAATAGAGTTGAGATTGCTTCGGTAAATTCGTTGAGTACCAACTTGTCGCCATTTTTTGTTGATGAAAATATTGCTATTGTAACTACTGAAGAAAATCATAATTTAGGTACAGGAGATAAGTTTACTATTGATATTCTCCCAAATGATAGTACTACAGAAACTACGTATTTTGTAAGAAAACGACTGTATCAAAAAGCAAATGCTTTATCACCTATTCATAATTCAAAAATTATCGATAAGGGTATTGGAAACTTCGATGTTCTTAATAGCGGATTAGGATATTCTACAGATGTTTATCAAGATGTAGAATTAATTTTCCGTGATTCTTCTTTGGCAAGAAATAATATTGGTTTGCCGGGAGACTCTGGTAATGCTACAGCAACTATCGATGTATCTAGTCCACAAGGTCTTGGATCTGGTGGAGTAGCTACTATTATTATAACCACAAAAGGAAAAGGTTACAAGAAGGGAGATATTCTTACAGTTGCTGACTCCGATCTCAATAGAAGTGTTAATGAAGACTCTTCTCAACGTCTTATTTTAGAAGTTGATCATGTTGGATTTGCTTTTAATAATACTACATTAAAACTCTCAAACGTTACTAATATTTCTCAAGAAGATTTCTTAGAAATTGGTTCGGAAATTCTTAAAGTAACTAGAGTTGATACCACAACCAAAGAAGTTACTGTAGAAAGAGGACAGCAAAGTACAGTTCCTATTAATCACTTCGATGGCGCTGATGTATCTCTTAAAGATGGTTTTTATCGATTTGCTGATAATTTTAGACCATTTGGTGAAGATATTGTAAAACCATTTCTAATTTCATATAATATAGAGACTCAAGTTATTGATGTATCTTTTGATTATAATGCCAATCAACCTCAAGTATTATCAAGTAGTTCTTCNTTCTTTGATAGTAGTATTCCNCAAAAACTAGTTCAGTTTAAAACTACAGAAGAAGAAGTTTTTAAGTTAGAGTTTTCTACTGATAATACTAACTTTAGTGTCAATCCAGTTATTGATATTCAGAAATATTACAAATATACTTTTGATGTTAGTCACTTTTCTATGAGCGATACATATCTAGATTTTTCTTCCAGTTCTAACTATAATATTTTTACTGAAGAAAAAGAAACTAGTGGTATTTCTCCTGGCAATGCCGGAGCATTTGTATCTATCAAATTGGGATTTGGTCCTGCTATTTCGACAAATACCTATCAAGAAAGAAAAGCAATCAATTTCCAAAATTATTTTTATTTTATTAAGGTATCTCCTAATGTTGATACTAGTGGTTCTTTCTTGAGAATTATTGACGACCCTTTAACAGGTTTGAATACCGTAATTTACAATACAGATACTAAATTTGTTTATACTTTAAATGAAACTCCGTCTTATGATGGAACAGGTAATATGTCATATATTACCTCAGCAAAATTAGCTATTGGAAATATACATTCAGTAAATGTAGTCAATACAGGTGAAGGGTATAGTAAAATACCTATTGTTCTTGGCGTAAATCCAACTTCAGGAAATGAAGCATTAGTAGAAGCAATCTGGGATCCAGTAGAAAAAACTGTTACTGGATTTGAAATTATTAATCAAGGTTCAAATTATTCAAAACCTATTGTTATATTAAGTGATTTTGATGGCAGTCAATATGAATATAAAGCATCTCAATTTTTAGGAAAGATAAGTGGTGTTGAAGTATTAAAGAAAGGTTTTGGTTTTACATACAAACCAACTGTAAAAATTGTAGAATCTGATGTAAAAATTTACTTAGAATCTACTAATATTGGTTTACCACAAAATATTAAAATTAACAATCCAGGTAGAGAATATAATTCTGATAATTCCCAATTAGGATCGTACAAATCTCCAGAAACATTTGTACTCAGAAATATTTCAGATAAGTTTTTTCCAGGAGAATCAATTACTCAAATTTATACTGGAGCAACAGCTGTCATTTCTAATGATGGTTACCGAGAAGGTAGTAATTTGTTGAAGGTAGTTAACATTAATGGAATTTTTGAATCTGGATATCAAATTAAATCAACTATTGGTAATAGAACTGCCACACTATATTCACAATTTTCTACTGAATTTAATTTAGATATTAGATCTTATGTAGATAATTTTGGGTCATACCGTTCCGATAAAGGAAAACTAAGTAGTTCTAATCAACGTTTACAAGATTCTTATTTTTATCAAGACTATTCTTATGTAATTAAATCCAAGTCTTCGATTAAAGAATGGAGAAATTTAATTAAAAAAACTACTCACCCGGCTGGATTCCAGTTATTTGGTGAGATGGTAATTGATAGTCAGGCAGAATCCCCGATGCCTACTAATCAACCTTCTTTAAGTTTTGTAAGTAAAATTGAGTTACCTCCGGTACAAATTACATCTATAACTTCAAAAAAAGTTATTACGATAATTCAGAATAAGTTAGAGTCACTTATAGTAGAAGATGGGTCTGGATCAATTTCTGTTGACACTTTTGATGCTAGTGAAACTATAACCTATAAAGTATCCTTATCTCCTGCGTTTGACGGAAGATTTGATCCTTCAACTGGACAGTTGATTGGTAATACAGAATTTACTCTTATAGACAAAAAAAATAATTCTCCTCTTGTACTATCTAAAAATGAGCAACTTTTTGTAACATTAGATGGAATTTTTCAGGAACCAGGAAAATCATACACAATTTCCGGTAACAATATTACTTTTGCTCAACCACCATTGGGACAAAGAACTGATGAAGGTCAACTAGTTGATTCAGTAAAATTTTATGGTAGAGCAATCAAATTTAAGTCATCGACTCTTAACGATAGATATTTCAAAAAAGTTAAGTCTATTGCCGATGAATTTGATGGGATTAAAACTGATTTTAATTTATATTGGGAAGATGGAAGTATTGTAAAGACAGATCCACTAGAAAATCTTATTGTTGCTCTTAATGGAGTAGTTCAAAAAGCAAGAATTACCGAAACAAAACCATTCAGAAATTCTTATTCTATTATCAGATCTGATGATGTTACTAAATCTGATATTATTAGATTTAGTAAACCACCCATTGATAACGAAGATGCTTATGCTCCACCAGAAGAAATACCAGAAGTTTTAAAAAATTACGAGAAGTGTTTTATTTACACTATTGGTAGCTATGAAAGATTGACAATTAATTCACAATTATTTGAATATAGATTTGGTGGACCATACTTAATTCAAGATGAAGTAACAAATTCTATAAGAAAAATTGATGATCCAAAATATGCTTTGGTATTCATTGATGGGGTTTTACAAAGAGATACAGATTCTTATCAAATTGTTGGACCTAATATTACATTTACTCAACCATTGGGTGTATCTATTACGCCAGCTGGAAGACGAATTACTCAAAATGTTAATATTATATTAATGTATGGACGAGATGTAGCAAAGACTTTAACTTTCTATGATTTTGAACCGTTTACATACAATAATACGATATATATTACTATTTCCGGAACTGACGTAGCAGATAATACTCTATCTCTTATCCATAAATATTCCCATTTAATTATAATATTAAGCAAGGTACTAATATTCTTGGCAAGATTATTGGATACTCAAAAATTAATGATAATCAATGTGTTATAACTGTTCGATCTCCAATCAATGAAGTTGTTGACGAAAGCACATCAATTGATTTTTGTAAATTAAGTGATAGTTATTCTTCAGAAACTCTTGGTGGAGTATATACTTTATCATATACGTATAAAACTGACGACGAAGGATTGAGAGTTCTTGACAAAAATGTGCCTGCGTGGTTATTTAGTGTAGAAGCAGGAACTAGAGCTTGGTACATTAAAAATAGATTAACTGCCAATCTTCTCCCTGGAGATCAAATTTTAATTGATGGAGAAAGTGAGTATCGTACTATTATAAACACACCCGATACAGCATCAACAAAATCTTATAATGATCATAATTACATTCAAAATGAGCATTATGCTAAAGTTAAAACTACGAATTATGAAGGAGATACAGAAGGCGAAGGTTTAAGCATTACTGCTAATGTAAATCAATATGGTTCTGTCACCACTCTAAATGTTTCTGATGTAGAATTTAATAAGAGAGATTTATCTTTATATTTCCGAGATGGAATTTTATTACAACCAACAGCATATGAGTATTTTACCACACCAGAAGTACATTTTATTCCTATTGATGGCAATGGCGGTGGAGCTAAAGCAGAAGTAATTGCTTACGGCGGACAAATTATTGATATTGTTCTTACTGAAAGCGGTAGTGGTTATACACAACCACCACGAGTTGTGGTAGCAAGAAGATATAAGAGAATTAAAGAATCTAGTCGTAAAATTGATACTTTAATTAAATTAGGAGTTGAATCTAATATAACTGGTGGTGGAGCTGTTACTAGCAGTACTGAAATTATAATTTCTGGTGGTCCATTCAGTCAGCAATCAATTACTTCTATTGTTACTTTTGGTGGATTTGATCCAGAACTTAATACTGATAGACAAATTACTAATATTATTTCTACTTTAAGTGGAGAAGAAAATTTAGTTAGGATGACTGACCAGAAGTTTCCAACGGAAGCTAGGGTACAGTCACCTTATATATTACTGGAACCAATACAATATAACATCGATTTTCACCTTACTCAAATTATTGGTGGTGTTGTTGGTACAGAATCTGTCGTTACTTTACAGAGTCTTTCTAAAGAAATTACCAGTATCATTCAAATTGAATCTGATAAAGCTTTCTTACCAAAATATAGAGGATTGCCATCATATGGCGGATTGGGAACATTCTTGGATTCTCCAATCAGTAGCACATCGGAGATTGTTTATGTTGGAAATACTACTGGATTCCCAGATACTCCAAGCAGAATAAGAATTAATGGAGAACTTCTGTTCTATAGGAAAAAAGAGCAAGATAGATTCCTTAATGTAGTAAGAGGATATCAGGATAGTACCGCATCGGCACATTCACCTGGAGATCTAGTCTTACATCAACCAGAATTCCTTACTTTACTTTCTGGTGGTATTACTATTATCAACAGTGAAGTTAGTGTTGCTCAGTCTTCAGTAACATCTATTCAAAAGACAGCACAAATTCAATCGATTACTGAAGTTATTGATATCCAACCAAATACTTCAGAAATTAAACAAATTGTTAATCTAGAAGAATCTATTGATGTTGATGTAGTACATCAGCAAATAACAATCATTCCTCCAGTATCATATAATATTGTTACAGAAATTCATTCTTCTTCATCTAGAGTTTCTTTGTCTACTGCTGGTATTGATGATATATTTGGAATCAGTTCAAGTGGAACTGTTTCTATTGTTGACACTAATATAGAATTAATACAAGAAAATCAAATTCAAATTAATCCAACTGTAGAGATCTCAACCGTTTCTATTGGAAATATTGCTGTCACATCTTCATCAACTTCTAAGGTTGTCACTTCTTCTTATAATAAGACTTTAGTGACTAATGAAATTAATATTGATGTTGTTAATACAGTATCTACTATTACATCTAGTATTATAGAAAATATCGGTACTAGAATTGATAATTATTCGGCATCTATCGTTAGATTCAATAGTTTTAAAGCATCTACAGTTTCTTTACATACTGTTGAAAATACGGAAGAACCATTTGTAATGTCTCATAATAGAGAGATTACCACATCCCTACAGGATATTAATACATTTACTTCTACAGTTTCAGTAATTCTTGGTGGTGCTAACTTCACTGCTAATGCTGGAACCACAATTGAAAATAATTATGCTATTGTTGATTTTATTATTGAAGAATATGTTTTAGAAAGTAGTATAGTTCTGAGAGATCAGACAATAATACCTTTAGCAGATCCATATAACGAAGTTATTCTTAGAGATGGATCTATATATAGAGTAGAAAATAGAATTCAAAATGTCCCTCTTGGATTTGAATCCTATACTCTAGGTAATGTTGGATTGACTTTAGGATCTTTTGAAAAGACTGCCTTCGCGGATACCGGAATTTCATCTGGATTGACATTAGCAGATTTTGATAGAATTTATTCAACATTAACAATTCATGATTTTGAATTTAGATCAAATTCTGCGTTACTTGCTAATGGAGATAGATTTAATTTAGCAATTCCATCATATCAAGAACCTGTTACTATCAGTCAATTTACTGGTCAGATTGAAGCATCTATTACTGTACAAAATACAGTAAATTTCCAGGATTCTGGTTACTTATTCACTTCATCTGGTAATGTACTTCAATACACTAGTAAAACTACCAACTCTTTCGAGGGTTGTACATTATTAAGAGGTTCAAATTCTATCACTTCTGGTGATGAAATGATTCCGTTTATTCTTGTATAAATATAAATAAATCAGACAACAACGTATTAAAGAGAGATTTCAATGGCTGCTATTATCTCAGACAAGTTTAGAATTTTTAACGCTACCCAGTTCCTTGAGTCGCTGTCTGAGCCTTCTGGCGGCCCAGACACTTCTGCTGAAAGAACTAGGTTGTATTTCTTCGTAGGTCGTCCTCAACGATGGGATGCTTATCTAGAACTTTTCAATCAAAATGCTACAGGATTTGTAGCAGGTAACGAAGTTTATATTGGCGCTAATTATGCTAGTGCTACTTTCAAAGCAACGGTTAGAGAAGTATATGAAAATTCTCTACTTCTTCATACGGTAGGACCACTTACTAATTCTGTTCCCACCGCAGGACAAACTCTCAAAGGATGGAACTGCCGATACCGGTGCTGAAGCACTAACTGGCGTTTACCGTTATGCTACGGAAGATGTTCCACCTGTACCCCTTGATAACCAAACAGAAAAGTATGATGTCTATGATGACATCATTGCTGCCAAGCGTGTTACTACAACTTTTGCTCGTAGTGTAATTCGTCGTTTTAACTGGGATACATCTGCCAACCCAATCTTCGACATGTGGAAACCAGATTATTCCACAACTCCAGGATCAGGTGGTCAAGTCGGTAAATCTTCTGCTACTGGAACTACTAATATTGCTGAAGCTAAGTTCTACTTAGTTAATAGTCAGTATGAAGTATTTAAGTGTCTTTATAATGGAGAAGACTTGACTCCAGGTGGAGCTCAAGTAACGAACGAGCCCACAACAACACCATCTGGTGGATCAGGAACTTATTCCAATGGCATCTTCACCGAAGATCCTAGTTCTCCTGGTGATTACATTTGGAAGTATATGTACACCATCCCAACTGATGATGTACTACGTTTCCTTTCGACAGACTTTATGCCTATCGTTCTACCAGCGAACGCTAGTCGTGTTGCCACTGAAGCTCTCGCTACTGGCGCTCCTAATGCTGTTAATGTTGTTCTAATCGAGAATGCTGGCACTAGTTTGTCTAACGGTACTTACTATGCTCCTATTGTTGGTGATGGCACTGGCGGTAAAGTACAAATTACCGTTGCTGGTGGAGCAATTACCCAATCATCCGTAGCAGATGCTGGTCAAAATTATACTTATGGATCTGTTCCTCTCGAAACTGGTTTAACTTCGGGTGATCCATCTTGGACTGGTAGTGCTTTTGGTTTATATACTGATACTACTTTATCCGCTTCTGCTACTGGTCTTGCCACTGGTGCTCTTGAAGTAATTATTCCTCCACAAGGTGGTCATGGTTCTAACTTTGAAGAAGAACTTAATGGCAAGCGAGTTATGACGAACATTCGTCTAACTTACGCTGAAGGTTCTGGCGACTTCCCTGTTGATAATGACTTCCGTCGTATCGGTATTATCCGTGATCCATTTGCTGCTGGTGGATCCACGTTTGCTACTGCTGACACTTTAAGCGGTGTATATGCTGTTAAAATTAACGGTGCTACAGCAGATTTCATTCAAGATGAAACTATTTCCCAAACAGCAGCTGCTGGCGGAACTTCTTTTGGTACTGTAGTTTCTTGGGAAAGAGATTCTGGTAATGCTGGTCCTGGTGGTTCTGGTGTCCTTAAGTACATCCAGTCTCCTTCAATTCACACCGATGCTGGTGTTGTGAGATCATTTGAAAACTCTGGTAATGCTATTACTGGTACTCAATCACTTGGTTCTGGCACTGTTGATGCTACTAGTAATGACTCTGTTGTAGGTGTCACTTTTTCTAGTGGTCTTGCTACTCCAGAAATTGGTAATAACACTGGCGAAATTATCTATGTAGAGAACCGTCGTCTTATTACTCGTGCTGCTGACCAGATTGAAGATATCAAACTTGTTATTGAGTTCTGATTCTGTTTTTACTCCGCTAAATACTTCAACGATAAGTAGAGTATTTGGCGGAGTAACATGCCACAAAAGACAAATCTCAATGTAGCACCATATTATGATGACTATGATGCTGGCAAAAACTTTTATAAAGTCTTGTTTAGACCTGGATATTCTATCCAGACTAGAGAGCTAACTTCTTTACAATCAATTCTCCAAAACCAAATTGAGGATTTTGGCAAGTTCAACTTTAAACAGGGACAGCAAGTCATTCCTGGTGAGGTTGGACTTAATATTAAGCTTGATTATGTCAAGTTGTCTTCTGTATCAGAAGTCGCTATAAACGAAGGCGGAAAGATCGTTTATAAAAAATATGATATTAAACAACTCGTAGGAACACAACTCCAGGGTCTAAACTCTGGAGTTGTCGGCCGCGTAGTAAGTGCTACTTACGGATCAGACATTGAAGCAGATACTCTATTCGTAAAATATACTACTAGTGGTTCTGCTAGTAATGAATCTACTTTCAGGCAAGGAGAAACTCTAGAAGTTATTGCTGGTATCAACACACCTCTACTTGTAGTTGGTACAGATGGCAGTGTACTTCCTACTAGTATTAATGTAGAGGATCCTACTTCAGGTAATATAGAATCATTAAGCAGTCCTGCTATGGGGTTTGCTACTGCTGTTGATGTTCAAGAAGGTGTTTATTTTGTTAATGGTTTTTTTGTAAGAAATACAAAACAACTTTTAGTTGTTGATAAGTATTACAATAAAGCATCAGCTAAAGTAGGTTTTACAATTAGTGAAAATATTGTAACGCCAGAAGAAGATGTTTCTTTGACAGATAATTCTAGAGGTTACTCTAATTCATCTGCTCCAGGTGCTCATCGTCTTAGTATTATTTTAAACCTCACAAAATTTGCTTACAACGCTAATACAGATAAGAATTTTATTCAGTTAGTTCAGATTAAGAATGGAACTGTAGAAAAGCAAGTAAAATCAGCTGATTACACTTTACTAGAAGAAACTCTAGCAAGAAGAACTTATGATGAGTCTGGCGATTATGTTGTAGAAGATTTTGATTATGACATTAGAGAATATTACCAAAGAGAAAATAATAACGGGGTATATGCTTTAAGTACTGAAACAGGTTTAGTAAATAGAACTTATTCATCATCTCAAGCAGAAGGAAAGATGCTGCTATCAGTAAGTTCTGGTAAAGCATACGTAAAAGGATTCGAGATTGTAAATAAAGAATCCAAATCCATCGAAGTCAATAAAGGTAGAGATACTCTATCTCGTGATAATGTAACTATCAAGACTAAGGGTCTGCCAGAGTTTAACGTAACTAATGTTTTTGGTAGTGTTCCTCTAAACACTGTTGGTAATGATATTACTGGGTATCCAACCATTTCTTTAAATAGTGTTTTTAATGATGGCACTATTGGATTTTCTGGTCTAGAACCAACCAATTATTTTAAAAATTCTGTTAATAGAAGGTCTCAGCCATTTACATTAAATCAAGCAATAAAAACAATTTATGTTGCTGTTATTCAAGAGCAACCAGTAGAAACTTCACAACTTCCGGATGAAGTGTGGTTTGTTACCACTAGAGGAAGTGGAACTGTTGCTGGTAAAAGTGCTACCGTTATTGGAAAATCAATTGTAAATCGTCCTGAGGTTAATCCTGCCAGCAATGCGGTGTATGCTGAATTGACAATTATTGGTGAGAAGGGAGCTCTAGATAACTTTATCACAGAGTATGATACTGGAGAAACTGATTTCAGAAGATTTATTTACCTGTCACAATCTCTTCTAGAAACCTCATCAACTCCATATGGTTTTGTTGTTGATTATAACGATAGTATTACGCCTATTGTTGGAGTATCAAAACCCAAAAATTTCAGATTAATTAATAGAGGCGTTGGGTTCAACCAAGACTCCGATATTACTTTGTCTAAAGGAAGATCTGGATCTGCCACTCCTTATAATGCTACTTTCGGATTTTCATACTTCAATCCAGTATTTTTTACTAGATTAAAATTAGAAAAGAAAATTGTTGCTAATACATTTTTAAACGGTAAGTATGTTTACGGTAAGGAAAGTAAAGCATATGGAGTAATAGAAAATGATTCAACTGGTAATTTCAGTGGAGTTTCTACGTTATTTGTAACCACTCTTTCTGGTAAGTTTATTTCTGGCGAGACAATTATTGACGAAGAAAATAATGCCGTTAAGATTGCCAAGGAAAATACTATTTCCCATTTTATTGTAAACAAAAGAGGATCTAACTATAACGACTCTTCTAGTGTAATTATCAATGGAACTATTTTTGACCAATCTAAAGTTAATATAACTTTATTTGGTGGTGCTATTGTAAAAGTATCCGTAGACAATAGGAGTGCTTTTGGACAAACATATGCTACTCCACCTGAAATTTTATTTACAGGTGATGATTCTAATTCAGATAAATCAGTAGTAACTCCGGTATTATTTAAAGATACTGTTCTTACATATACTCCACAAAACGTTAAATCGATTTCATCAACTTTTAATAGTTATACATTTACAGCAGACGTTGATCTATCTTCAACGACATATGCCACTTATTCCCAAATTAGTGATTTCACATTCTTTGGTAATAAAGGGAAAAAATATATTGAATGTAATGGATTCGGTGCTGATCTATCAGGTATATTAGTTCAGGGTGATGTTATTCAATTTACTGATATCAGTAATAATGTAATCAAAAATATTGTTCAATATGTATCTTTACCAGAAAATACAGAGAAGTCTCGTATTTACTTTGATTATGCTTTGCCTGATAATGTGACAAATGCTACTATTATTAGGTTACGTCCTAGACTTTCTAATAACTCTGCTACTTTAGTATACCCAACAGGAAGTAAGCAAGTTGCTTCTCTTATTAATGACTCTGCTGATACAAAATTTAAATATCACGCAAGAAAAGATTTTATTACAGAGTTATCTGCCAGTGGAGGTAATCTAACATTTACTGCTCAGTTACCTGTTGGTACACAAACATTTGTTAGATTTACAGAAAACGACTTTATTATTACAGTTCTCAGTAAAGGATCATCTACTGTAATTGAAGATGGAGATATTATTTACATTGATTCTAGATTTATTGAGGTAGAAGACTCTGTAATTACTGCTAGTAGTGTAGTTGCTGGTGCTCTAAGAATTAAAAATTTACCATCAGATTATTTTGGCACTATTAGTGATGGAAACTACCCAACATTAAAACTTACCGCTACGGTAGAAATCGACAAAGCACGTCCTAGACTCAAGACTGTTATAAGAAATAAAAGAGTAATTGTAGTATCCTCTGGTGATCGGGTAATTCCTGTTAGGGGACAAGACTACGATTCTGATGTTATCGAAACGTTCTCTTATTCGGACGTATTTAAACTCAAGTACATTTATGAAGGAACTACTACAAATCCTCCAGTAATTGATACTTCAGGTAATTTAATTAGTGGTACTGATGTAACTTACAAGTACAAATTTGATGATGGACAAAGAGACACTTACTATGATGTTTCAAGAATTGTATTGAAGCCTGGTTTTGATTCTCCTACTGGTCAACTTGTAATAGCATTTGATTTCTTCGAGCATTCTCAAGGAGATTTCTGTACGGTTGATTCGTATCTACATGAAGCAGGTGTTCTTTCCGAAGAAATTCCACTATTCAATTCTTCTGTCAATGGAGTAATTTCATTGAGAGACTCTATTGATTTCAGACCTAAAGTAGATGGCAACACTACAATTACTGGATTCCAAGATCAATCAATTGTAGAACTATTTGATACCACAGATTATATTACTTTCTTAGGAACTGGTGGTATTCCAACAGCAACGCCTGCTTCAGATCAGAATTTACCATTCACTGTTTCATTCAGTGAAAAACAATATTTAGATCGTATTGATGGTTTATTTCTTACCAAAAAAGGAGAGTTTATTGTCAAAGAAGGTAACTCTTCTCTAAACCCATCTAAACCAGAGTTAGTAGATGATGCTGTTTCTCTGTGCTATTTACATATTCCTGCTTTTACTAATAGTAGCAAAGATGTAAGAATTATTCCGGTAGATAACAAACGTTATACTATGAAGGATATTGGCAAATTAGAAAAGAGAATTGAGCGTCTGGAGTATTATACTACCCTAAGCATTCTTGAGCAACAAGCATTAAACATGCAAGTCAAGGATGAAATCGGATTGGATAGATTTAAATCTGGTTTCTTGGTAGATAATTTTGAAGCACATAGAACTGGAAACCTCAAATCAGAAGATTATAGATGTGCTATTGATACACAGCAATCTGTCTTAAGAGCACAATCTAAAGAAGATAGTTTTGTTCTTAAAGAAATTAATACTAGAGATGACCAAAGAGTTGTTTCTGGTTATGTTATTAATGATAATATTGTTACCTTACCTTTCACAAATGTAGAACTTCTTGGTAATAATAATGCTACGAAGACTATCAATCCAAATCCATTCGTTGTTATTCAATATGTTGGAGAAGGTGTAATTCAACCCCAACAAGATTCTTGGTATGATCAAGGTATTGCCCCATTAGTAGTTGATTCTAATACTAAACTCAATTCGATTTTCTTGGCTAAAGAAAATACCATGGAAGCGTATTCTAGTATTTACAACTCATTTATTATAAATTGGTGTGGTAGCGATTCAGGATTCCTTCCTATCGAATCTCTTGCCGGTATTAATACAGAAGATATTGAATCTACTGTACAAGCTGCTGGTGTTTCTAGTTCTTCCAACGTAAGTCCACAGAATAATGAAATAGGAAAAGGTCTTGCTACTAAAACTGTAAATGGCAAAAAAATTGCTTCTTCACTCCAGTTTTTCGCCAGATCTATTCCAGTCAAATTTGTCATGAATAGATTAAAACCAGACACTAAAGTTTATGTCTATATGGAAGGACGTAATATTGATCGTTGGGTTGTACCCGATAGTAGATTTACTGGTAAATCTGGAAACTCTTTATCAACATTTGGTGCTCCTCTAATTACTGATTCAAACGGAAATCTTTCTGGTATTATTTTAGTTCCTGCTGGTCTTCCTCCTGTATCAAACACTAGATGGACTAGTGATGTAGATACTGTAAGGTATGACGAATCTGGAGAAGAAATTAGATTCTCCACTGGAACAAAAACTATCAGATTTACTTCGGCATCAGATGATTCGGATAAGTCAGAAGTTGATACTTATGCCGAAGTTAAATTCTATGCTTCTGGTTCTACTCCGTCCAATCCACCAAGTATTACATCGACAGCTGTCTCTTTCTTCAAAGCAAATGAAGGTGTTCAGTTAGTTGATAGCAATACTGATAATCCAATAAAACCAAATCCCCTTGCCCAAACATTCAAGATTGAAAACTTTGATGGTGGTGTAATGGCGACCGGAGTTGATCTATTTTTCAAGAACAAAAGTGAAACTATTCCTCTTAGAGCTTATTTGACTGACGTAACATCGGGCAAACCGGGTAAGAATATAATTCCTGGTACACAGGTATCACTAACTCCAGAAACTTATTTAAAAGTTTATGTAACTGGAGAAACTGAGACTGTTACAATTAATTTAAATGAATATGTAACTGGCAAAACTTCCAATGCTTCTGGACCTATTGCTAAAGTATTTGATTCTAATTTAGTTAGAGTTGGTGATGATACGAGCAATTCGTTCTTGCTGAACAAAGAACAAGTTTATACTCTTGTACTTAATAACCACAATGGAATACAATTTAGATCAAACGAATCTTTATCAATTCCTTCTGTTACAGCATACAATGCTACAAATAATACAACATTAGGAGTATTCATTGCCAAAGATTCTGGTAAGGTTACTGATCTAAGAGTAAGTAACGTTGGAGATAATTATGAATCTGCTTCTATTGTTATAGAAAGTCCCCAACTCCCCGGAGGATCGGCAGCAACAGGTTCAATTTCTGTGTCTGATGGTAAGTTATACAACTGTGAGGTTTCACTCTCCGGAAGGGGATATACCGAACCACCATCAGTTGTTGTCAAAGGAGTAGGACTAGGTGCTGCTGGAGCTGTTATTGAATCAGTTATTGAGATCGATACTCCTTCGGTAAGAATGGGTATTGCTGTAGATGATAGTGGAGTAACTGAATCCACTACACCTACTAAATTTATGTTTAAGCATCCAGTATACTTACAAAATAATACTGAATATGCTCTTGCTGTCGAAACAGATTCTATTGAGTATGAGATGTGGGTATCCAAACTGGGTGAAACTGAAATTTCTACTAGTAATATTGTTACTACACAACCTCTACTAGGATCAGTTTATAAGTCACAAAATACAGACAATTGGACTGAAGACCTATTTGAAGACCTTAAGTTTACTTTATATCGTGCTGAATTTACTCCAGGAACAGATGGAGAAATTGAAGTTACTAACGAAAATCTTGGTTACGAAAAACTAGATGTATCCCCATTTGAAACTAGCGTAAGATCTGCTACTAATGCTACTTCATCTTTATTTAAGAACAATAATTCTATTGTTAAGGTTTATCATAGAGACAATGGTTTTGAAACTACCGGAAACTCTTATGTATTTTTCAAGAATTCTGAAGATGTTGGTGGTATTTCTGGTGTCACTTTGAACCAGAGACTTTACAAGATTTCCAACTCTGGCATTGATTTCTATAACATCACAAGTCCAAATGGAGCTGGTTCGAGCATCATTGGAGGTGGAGATAAAGTTCTTGCTTCTTACAACAGAAAATTTGAAAAACTATATGCTCAAGTTCCTTATTTACAGTTTGATGGCACTAAGATTGATTCATTCGTATCAACTACAAATATAGTTCCCGTTGATTCCAACACTAAGAATTATGTTTCATATTCGTCTTCGGAATACGAAAAAACATTCTTAGGGGAAGAGCAGTTCTTTACTAATCAAAAAGTTATTGTTTCTAGAATTAACCAAACTATGAACGGATTACCATATTCGTTAAAGTATAAATTCAAACTTTCAACATCCAATTCTACTCTATCGCCTGTTATTGATCTACGTACTGCTACGGTCAAAACAGCATCCAATAGAATAGAAAACTCTAGTGGTTATGAAGATCGTTATGGTAAGAGAGATCAAGTGCTTTCATTCTTACCTCTATACAACCTATCAATTTCTGTCACTGGCACTAACGCTGGAGAAGTAGATACCAATAAAGTTTTAATTGGTCAAACATCCAAAGCGGAAGGATTTATTACTAGTTTTTCTAATGGCATTGCTACCATTAGACTTAAAACTACTACACCATTCCAGCAAGGAGAACCATTAACTCTTATTGATGAGACTGGAGAACAGGTATCAAATGTCGCTATCACGATTACAACTATTTCTGAAATTGAATTTAATTTCAGTGTAGGATCTAATGTGATTGCTTATTCACCTCAAGATTCAAGTGTAGATTACTCGAATAAAATTAATGGTAAAGTTATTCTTTGGGATGCCGAAGATAAAATTTTAATTATCGAGAATTCATATCAACCAATCAACGGAAACTATACAGCATCAATTTCAAGTTCTGAAGCATATACAAGAAATCAAGATAACACTAACCAGCAACCAGATATCTTCAGATCAGGTGATGTTGTACTATCTACAGGAGATGATACCCCCATATTCATTGAAATTAATGAAATCAATTATTCTACTGGTGTTGATTATGTGCCAGAAACAGATTCAGTCAATAGTTCTTCAGTTGCTAAGTATGTAACCAAGGAAGTCTTTATTGATAATGCTGGATCTGCCATTGATGTAAGATCTACTATGAATCTCACTGATATAGAAAATGTCAAAATTTATTATAAAATTAGAGAGTCTTCTAGTTCAGCAAACTTTAGTGACATCAACTGGGTTCCATTCAATAAAAATGGAAATCCTGATGTAAATAACCTAGCTACTCCATCAAACTCAATTTCGGGTCAGTTTGAAAAACAGCAAGATTATCAAGAATTAATTTATAGTGCTTCAAATCTTCCTGAGTTTACATCTTTTGCTGTAAAAATTATTATGAAGACTGATAATCCTTCATATGTACCAAAAATTCAAGATCTACGAGTTATCGCTTCATATTAATGAAATATTTAAAAGTCGAAGGTCACGAAAATCTTTACCGTGACATGAATACGGGAGCAATCATTAACACAGACAAACCCTCTCCTAGAAACTTTTCTAGTACATTTAACAATACACTAGAAGACATAAATACTTTGAAGGAAGAATTATCTGAAATCAAACTACTTCTTAGAGAGATCGTAAGAAATGCCAGCAATTAACGTCAGTAGAACAGATACCTTTGAAGATCAAAGGCAAAAAATTAACGCTATTGGAGAAAATCTGTTTAGCATTTCTCAAGGTGGTAGCGACCTATCAACAGGTAATCTAAAATTAGGAGATGGTACTTTATCTTCTCCATCACTAGCATTTGCTTCTGATGTAAATTTAGGTTTATATAAAAATGCACAAAATGAACTAGGATTCGTCAGCAATTCAAAAAAAGTTCTAGATCTTAAATTAGGAGAATCTGTATTTTATAAAAATGCTGTAGTAAGAAAAAATACGATTACTAATAGTGGAGTTGTAATTACTCAACCTGGATCGGGATACGATATTGGAGCATATTCTGACGTATCTCTTTTAGGCGGATCTGGATCTGGATCTACAGCATCTATTAATGTTATTTCTTATAATGGAAGTATCACGGCAAATGGAGACGGATATACTCCAGGAAATTATACTGATGTATTTTTAACAGGAGGAAATGGTGCTGGAGCTATTGCCGATGTAGTTATTACTAGTGTTGAAGGTAGTATTACCAATGCTGGTTCTGGATATACTGATGGAATATATTCTGACGTTGGGTTGACCGGTGGAAGTGGAACAGGAGTAACAGCAGAATTTGATATTATATCTGGGGTTGTAGATAATATTGTGATTACTCCTTCAACAGGAGATGGTGGATATAATCAAGGAGAAGTATTATCAGTAGCAGCTGCTGATGTTGGAGGAACTGGAGCCGGGTTCCAATTTACTATTTCTAACAATCCAGGATTTGTCGAAACGTTTTCTATATCACTTTATGATGATGGCAATCTGTATCAATCTGGTGATATTTTATCTTTAGATACTTCTGTAGTCGGAACTCCGTCCACACCATTTCAATATACTATTAGTAGTGTAGGGGTTATTGATAATGTAAGTATTACTAATGCAGGATTAGGATATAATGAAACTGATACTTTAACTGTAAATGCTTCGGATCTTTCATCCAATATCGAATATGCTGTTACTGTTGTAGCAACACAATTAATAGAATTTTCTCCAAATACCGTAGCATCTTCTGTTTTCACAAAAGGTAATGACGTTCAAGGTAGAAGTGGTCAAGTTGAAGGCGTAGGATTAGTTGACGTTTATACTGGATCCAACAATCAAACATACAATAATGTTTCTTTACCTGGAGCATCCGGCACAGGTTTGGTAATTAATTTTATTACTAATACCGAAGGAGAGTTAGAAATTGTTAATGTTGTTTCTAATGGTTTTGACTACACAACTTCAGAAGTTATTAATATTCCATCAGGTTCTATTGGAGGAATTTCTGGAGCACAAGTAACAATTCAATCGGCATCTGCTTTCACTGCTGTTCCATGCTATGAAGTGTTTTCCACAGGGTCTTTCATAGATGCTATTGTAGTTGGAAATGATAGTTTTGAGGTAAATGATCAAATATATGAAGTAGGTAATACTAATTACCAAACTATCACAGGAGTGACTTCAGCAAATCAATATTTACTTGATGATGGCACTGGAGATAGTCCAGAAGACCAGTATAATCATTTAGTTACATTATACTCAGGCAATACATATAGATTTATCTATTCAGACTCTTCTAATTCAGGACATATTTTTGCTCTTAGCAGAACTCCCGGAGGAGAATTTGGTACAGTATCTCAATCTGGAGTTACTATTTCAACTTCTTCAAAAACTTTAACAGTTGCCGATACTACTGGTATTACAGTTGGAATGACAGTTAGTGTTTCTGGAGGATCTGGGGTACTTGAGGCAACCGCTGTAGTAGAAAGTATTGTTAATGGAACTTCTTTGACTCTTGATAGTTTCCCTACAGGAAATGGTACTGCTGATTTAACATTTACTGGAGTACAGTACAACGAAGGAACTTTTAGTGGAGCAGATTATTTAGATATTAATATTAATGATACCACACCAAATTTATATTTTTATTGTACCGTTCATTCATTTATGGGTGGATATTCTGGATATGAATCAATTTTAACTACCGATACAAATAACCCTAAAGTTTTTGGATCTGGATTTCTGTTAACAGTTGATACGGTTTCTTCCGTTGATTCAGTTCTTTTGGATGTATCTTCTGGTGATGTATCAGCATCTTCTTTTACTGGAATTTCTGGTAATATTTCCTCGTTAGTTTCTTCTATTAGTGTAACTACGCCTTTATTACAAGGAACAACTATCAATGGAACTTCGTTAAATTCTACAACATCTCTATCTATTGTATCGGTAAATGGAACGACAGTAACTGGTAATTTAGACATTGGTACTACTATTCAAACTGTAGCGTCTACTGGATCAATTACGACTTCAGGTGAATTAAAAACTAATGGATCTTTCAATTCTTCAGATAAATTATTAATCCTAATAGTGATATCAGTTCTACTGTAAACAATAGTATTACTATTACTCCATCAACAAATCAAGTTGTAAAGGTAGATAGCGACACTGCTTTAATTATTCCTAGCGGACTATCTGCCGAGAGACCAACAACTCTTGCTGAAAATGGTGCTATTAGATTTAACACAGAAAATGGACAATATGAAGGTTATAGTGCTGCCACAACTTCGTGGTCTTCTTTAGGTGGTATTAGAGATATTGACGGCAATACATACATCGAAGCAGAAGCATCAACTGGTGCTAATGATAACATTTTATATTTTTATAACGATGGCAACAATACTTTACAACTAACTCCACAAAAATTAGATTTTCTTGCCGTCAAGACTATTTCTTCGTCCAAAATTGGATTGCCTGCTAATACACTGTATAGTTCAAATCAAAATTATACTGTAGGCGATTACGTAAGATACGAGAAAAATTTATATGAAGTTACTGTGTCTGGTACTTCAGGTACTTCTGGAAATGAACCCGTTCATACTTCAGGAGCAGCTACATCAGGAACAGTAGAATTTACTTGGTTTGCCATTGCTGTTGATGATCTTATATTTACTGAAATTGATGAAGTAAAACTAACACAAAACACTCAACTATCAATTGATGGTAAATTGAGGTTGTCTGGTGATACAATTTCTACTGATGTTGGCGATTTAATTATTTCACCAAACTCTGGTCAAAAAGTAAACATTTCATCTACATCTTCACTAGCAATTCCATCTGGACAAACTGGACAAAGAGGAACACCAGCATCTGGATCTATAAGATTTAACACAGATCTCGAACAGTATGAAGGATATATTTCTTCCAACTCACAGTGGTCTTCCCTCGGTGGTGTTAGAGACGTTGATGGAAATACATATATCATTCCAGAATCTATTCCAGGAGCAAATGAAAATACTCTATATTTTTATAATGATGGATCAAATTCATTAGATGTCAATCGACAAAATATTATTTTAAGAACTGTCAATAGAATTGAATCAACTGAATTAGAAATTGATTGTCCAGAACTTACGTTTGTTAGTCAAGCGATGACAATCCGAAATGATCAAATTAATTCCACAGATAGTTTTATTTTCTCAAGTAGAGATAATTTGGATATTGGTCATTCCACAGGTCTTGTAACAACTCCTCTATTGAGACTAACAAATACAGGAGAATTTCAGGTAAATACTGGATTTGGAACTTCTTCAAATTCATACACAAAAGTATTAGATGAAACTCTAACATTGTTCAATCTAAGAGATGTAGAAACAGTAACATCAGATTTATTATTAGAAAAAAATGTAACAAACACTGGTACATACACAATTTTTAATCCAACAGAAGTTTCTTCTGCTAAAATGGTGGTTTCCATTCACAATCAATCTTCAAATCATATACAAGTTAACGAGTATTTAATTACTCATTTCGGAACTGATATTTTCCACACAGAATATGGAGTTGTAAACACAGGTGAAATTCAGGCATCGGAATCTTTTGATTTTGATGTTAATGGGAATGTTATTGTCACCTTCACATTAGATTCTGGTTTGGCAGCAAATAATATTGTAAATATTACTGTAGTAGTAAATTCTATTAGGAAATAAAAATGGCGGTCAATTTAAAAAACTTTGATTCTACTGGAGGTTTTTCTGTAGGAAGAACTCAAATTGTAGATGAACTACAAAATTTTGAGAATATCAACACATTAAAAGTACAAAACTCTAATTTTACAAACTCCAGTACAACAAAATATATTTTAAGTGGTCTTAACACTGGAGTATTAAGTCTTGATGGTAGTACCGAACAAATTATATTACCAAACAATACAATTAATTTTGTCACTGGAACAATAGCAGCATCTAATGAAACTGGTGGTGGATTCTATTTGGTTAAAATTGAATCGGCGGTTTCTGTTAATAGTATTGGTGATGTTTCTTCCATAGGGGAATTGACTACTATCATTAGAGATACGATTCCAACAGGACAACAATGGTCTATTGATGTTTTTGATAGTGGTGCTGCTAATCGATTTAGTTTTAATACAACAAGAACAGGAACTACTAATATTATTAAATGGATTGCTTCTACAGAAGTAGTATCTATCGACTGGTCTTAATGCTAAATATATGTAGGAAAAAGGCGGTTTAGAGCAGTAACATGAGCTTTAAGTTTAACTCGGATAACGAAAGAATCTCGGGCATAAATCCTTCCATCTTAGGAGAATCCGAATTTACTATTAGAACTGGTTCGGCGGCTTCCGAGAGGGAAATTTTTAGAGCTCAATTGTCAGATGCTGGTCTGCCAAGAGTTGGTATTAATAGGACTGGCAGAAAGATTGAAAAAATCACTGTTATATCTAAAGGATCTGGGTACACAATACCTCCAGTCATTAGTATTACATCTCCAACTAGATCACCATTTATTCAAGCTCAAGCTTCAGCAGTAATTAATAATGGTTTAGTATCAGCAATTGTAGTTGACAATCCTGGAGATGGATATGAAACTGCTCCAGCAATTTCCTTCACTGGAGGTGGAGGCGGATCAGGTGTTTCAGCTACTTCTAACCTAGATGAAGTTTTATTTGAGTTAGATGTCAACGGAGCTGTAAGAACTTCTACATCTATTATTTCTGATACTGCTCGTATCTTGAACCTTGATATTGATAATTTTGTTACCGCTGATGTTAATTTTAGAGCTCCTAATTTAAAA